AAGGATGAAGCAAGCCTTAGAGAATACGGTAAGCAGTATTTCAGAACAACCTTGTGCGACATGCTTGAAGATAGCATTGAAATTGATGTAGTCGGTCAGAGTGATGTTCCTGTTCAGATGTTTGATGTAGTAGGTATCTACCACGAAACATTCGATTTGGACGTAAGAAAGAAAATCACTAAATACACTTACTCCCCGATGGCTAAAAAGCTTAAATCTATTGGCTTTGGTCAGTTTCAATCTGGTCTTGCAAGTGCAATCGGTAATGTGGTTAGTGATGCTTTTAAAAGCGAAAACCAGCATTTTCAAAGTAATTTTGAAAGGCAACTAGCAAGAGAGCTTAAAAATGCCGACCTTGCTTTTGATCGAAAAAAAGAAGAATTAACCAATCAATTCACAGATGAAGTGAATGCCATCAAAGCTAAAAACGAACAAGACAAGCGCGCTCTATCAGATGAGATCAACAGAAAGTTTCACGATTTCAGCCCAGAAGGATTTGACGAAGCTAAAGCCAAAGCAGAAGAAGCTTTGAAAAAAGCTGGTACAAGTGCAGAATTAGTGGAGCAAGTAAAAGGGTTAGTTGATACAACAAGCGAAAATCTTGATGAATTTAGAACCCAAGTCTACAACAATTTCATAACTGAAAATCTGTTTTATGGCGGTTTGTCATCTACTAAAACTGAACTGAAAAAGTATGTTAAAGAAGAAACAGACGAGAAGACAAGCGCTATCCGTGAAACAATCGCAAATGGTTTTGTAGCAAAAAGCACTTACCTTGAAAATGTCGAAGGCATTAACCAACGCTTTGAAAGCCTCAAACGAGATAACGAGGCAAAACTAGCCGATTACAAACAAGGGATTGACGGACGATTTACAAACTTATTAGAAAGTGTAGCTGGCAAAGTTAACCAAGCTGATTTCCAACGTGTCAGAGAAACGGCTCAACTATACGAGCGAATTTTAGGTAGTTCAGAGAGTGATATTTCGAGAAATGCTTCACGCTTAGTCATGAGTAGCGAGATATTCCAGACTGAGGTTGGAAAGTATGTAACAGACGATAACAACTTGATTGTCAATTCATTGACGATGAACAAGCACACCTTGACTGGAAATAACAATCCCAATGTAAATGTATTTGTCAACGATGGTGTGTTTACGATAAAAGCACAAAGTCTTACTGGTTATAACTGGTCTGGCTTCTCTTTGCCTATTTACGTTAAAAAAGTTTATCATGGTGAAACTTATACGCTAGGGTTTAAGTACCGCATTAGGGAATATCCAGACGTTTCTTTTGCGTTTAATGTCAAAAACCACGGGTTAAACAAAACCCTAACATGGGCAAACATCGGAGAGAAACGGCCAGCCTTGGACGAATGGCAAGAGTTCCAAAAGACTTTTACCATGCAGGAAGATTTTGCTTTTGGTGAGGATAAGAACTATCCATTTTATATCTTCCTCGCTAAGAATGGTTGGATTGAGTTCAAAGAGCCTATCTTGGTTCGTGGTTCAAAGACTGGACCATACAAGCCGAGTCAGTTTGACGATGCGTACAAAATCACAGACGAAGCTAAAGGACTTGCTACGGATGCACAAGCAAGAGCAGTACAGATTGCTCAAGGTTTGGAAGCGACACGGACACAAGTCACACAGCTTGCTGGTTCATACGCTATCCAAAATTTGAACAGTGCTGGAGACATAATCAATGGTATCAACCTTGGAGCAAATGGTAACAACCGTATTATTGGTAAGGCCACTCACATCACAGGCGACACGCTGATCGATAATGCAGTTATCAAGTCAGCCATGATTGACAAACTCAAAACTGCTAACTTTGAAGCTGGTTCAGTTACTACTACGATATTAGGAGCTGAAGCGGTCACAGCTGAGAAGGTTAAATTTGATGCAGCGCTCATCCAGAAATTAGTCTCGCAACAAGCATTTATTGATGAATTGTTCGCTAAACAAGCGACCATCACTAGAATTCAGTCGATTGATTTTACTGGTAATAATATTAAAGGTGGGAAAATTTCATCTCTAAACGGCGTTACAGATTTTGACTTGCAAACTGGTTGGATCGAAATGAACAAGGAAGGTGTAGGTATTGTAAACCATTTCGTAGGCAGACCTATTCAATACCTTGTTTTTGGTGCTGGTGCAATTTCCAATAAACCGGGTTCTTATACTGCTCTAATGTCTAATTCAAATGGTAGGATAAGCATGGATGATGGCTCTGCTGGTATTCAAATCTGGAATACAAACGACAATACAACAGCCGTCAACTTATATGGTGATGAAATAGCTATGATGTATAATGCGAACGACCCGAAAGGTATCATTTTCGACAATATCAAAAATGAAATTAGAAATGTTGAAAATGTAATAATTCGTAATCGTTCACTAGTTGAGTTGGTCAATGCAATTAACGAGAATTTCATATGGATTAGTGATTGGTTTTACCAAAATAAATTAGGGAAACCAAGGCGATATGATGTCAAATTTTAGAAAGGAATTTCATGAACACAACAGATAAAGTTATCAACGACTTAGCAATTCAACTCGCAAACAAGACGATTGAATGTGCAAATTACAAGGCACTTTATGAAGAAGCACAAACGCAACTTCAACAACTACAAGCAGAAACAGAAAAAGAAGAAAAGGAAGCATAATATATGACATTTAAGGTAGTAAACAAATATTTACAAGAAAACAACCGCACATTCGTAGCAATTCGTCAAGAAGCACCATACACGGCTTTCGACCGTGTTTTAATTGGTGACCGTGTGAACGAAACAGACGAAGTTCTTATCCAAGCTGTACTCGGTCAAGTTGCTACTGAATTAAATCCAGCAGACGGTGTGAAGAAACTTCAAGAAGACTTGCAAACGCAAGCACAAGACTATGAAGCAAAACTTGCTGAGAAAGACGCTAAAATTAACGAAGTGAAGGCTGTTGCAGACTGGGCAGTATTGGCTCGTGTTACTGACACAGAGAATCCACTAGATCCAACAGTCTTCAAGCGTGGTCTTGAATTGGTTGATCTTGGTAAAACTGGTAAGACTTATCAACCGCAAGAAATTTTCACTCTTGAAAATCCTAATCACGTTGAAAAATATCAAGAAGGTAAACGTGTCATGATTCAAGTTAACGAGCCTTTCACTTATCAAGGACAAACGCTTGAACAACTTGCAGATCTTTATCAAAACGGCAAACTTGGTGTTTGGAAGTGGACAGAACCTAAACCATCTAACGAGCTAGAAACTAAACCTGTTCAATAAGAGGTAGCTTATGCAAGATTTAGCATTTCACGAACTAATAGAGCACCTCAAAAATTTATCTTACAGTCCATACATACACTTTTTCTTTTGGTTGATGGTACTGGATATTGTGACAGGTTACATCAAAGCATTTAAGACTAAGCGATTTGATAGCAAAATTGGAACAATGGGATTGATTCGACACTTCATTGTTTTCGCAGTCATCCTACTTGTAGCTATGTATGCCCGTTCGCTTGGTTTCCGTAGCTTTGGGATTGCTTGGACTATGTTCTTTGCTTTCAATTATTTATTCTCAGTGATTGAAAATTGGGAGATGATTGGACTGGCATTTCCTGAGTTCCTGAAACCTTATATCAATCAAATCAAGAAAGACAACGCTCGTAAGATTGGTCAATTACTTGTAAATATAGACCAAAAAGACAAAGTAGAAGTTGAAATAGAGGAGAAAGAAAATGAATAAAATTAACTGGAAACTACGTTTACAAAATAAAGTAACACTTATCGCTTTATTAGGGGCGGTATTCCTTATGTCTCAACAATTCGGATTTGAAATTCCACAAAATATTCAAAACGGTGTGAACACGTTCGTTTACATTCTTGTATTGCTCGGTGTGGTTACTGATCCAACGACTGCTGGCATCACAGATAGTGACAGAGCGCTTGAATATCACGAACCAAGTGAAGACTAAACAATTTGAGAACCCTTTTGGGTTCTCTTTCTTTTTGAAGAAAGGAGGTAGCGCTTGAAAAAGGTTATCGAAAGAAAAATAACCGTTTTATCTAGTAACCGTGGTATCGAAAAAATGTATAACGAGTTTTACAGCCACGATAAGAATAATGCTGAGTTTAAATTCACAGTTGATGAATTGACCGCTACTAAGGTCATCTGCTTATTCTATTTCAAAACCACTAAGCGATACCAGGAAGTAGAAGCAGTGATCGAAGGTAATTCGTTTACGGTTCAATTCGACACATCATTGATCACTGCAGATGAAGCTGTTATTGGTTATATTTATTTTGAAAAAGTAGAGCAGTCAGCAGATGTGTATAGCTTCTTATTTAATGTTCATGTAAGTGAGATTGACAAAGCAGTTAAAACACCTCTCATTGAACGTGAATCAGGGCGAATTGTTAACGTTAAGGATGTTGTTACTAAGGCAGAATTGGACGAACTCTTTGCCAAAATCAAAGAGCAAGGCGCAACGTATGACGATAGCAATATTCGTACTGAAATCAGCCATATTTCAGCCGATATTGAAG